GCCCTTGCTAGACTCGTGAATAGGGATAGGAGACATAACGATATTGTTCATAATCTGATATGCACGAATATCGCGGAAATACTTCAGGTAATCATCCAGCTTGAAGATGTCATGATTACCCTTTACCAGTACCTTATCGCCATTCAGACGACCTAGAGTTGCCAGATGCCGGCGAGCAATCGCTACATCACCCAAGTGATATACGCGATCCTTAGGACGGACAGTATCATTCCACATCTTGACCATCGCCTCATCCATTTCCTCGGGCGTATCCCAAGGACGGAGCTTAGTAACACCATCAGCCTTGGTAAAGTTGCAAACTCCACGGTGACCGAAATGGGTATCAGATACAACAAACGTATTCATAACAAACTCTCTTATAAAATGGTAGACTAGGGGTGAGTCGAACACCCGACATCATGATTAAGAATCACGCGCTCTAACCAACTGAGCTACTAGTCCTTATGTGAAATGCTGCGCAGATGATACAGTAAGTCTTACAACTTATTAGCTTACTGTATCATCAGCCGCCTATGTCCCCCGTCGGAGAATCGAACTCCGGCCGCCTGGGTGAAAACCAAGCATTCTAACCACTAAACTAACGGGAGGTGAGTTTTATTTATCTACCAAATAGATGCCCGAACAAATTATCGAACTGGCCCTCGTGCTTGGTAGCAGCCAGGGCAATCATTTTCGACAGCATTTTTCCGTTGTTCATCATATGTACATAATACACTATATCAGGTCAGTTGTACATCGTATTCTTTAGTCTTGTCAACAAAAATTGTATCATTTGCCGACTTATACTTTGGAATGTATCCAAAGGATTCCATAAACGGAACGCAAGAATCACCGAACTCAGCAAACACTACCGGCCTGAACTTCTCAAGAGTATGGATAGCACCTTTCAGTACGTTTAGTTCATATCCTTCAACATCTAGCATAATGAGATTACACTCAGTTAATCCAAGATCATCGATGCTAAACGTTGGTACAATAGAGTTCTTCATAGGTATCACCGACCGAACACCGAAGTTAACTTCCCAATCGACCCATGAATTCTGCACTGTAACTAGTTGATGATCAAATCCAAGTGCTGCATTGATCTTGATGATATTCTCACGCTGGCAATTAGCCACAAGACAATGGAAGTTAAGAGAATCAGGTTCAAACGTATATACCGTCTTAAACATATCAGACAACAATCTAGGATACATTCCCATGTTACCGCCGGCCTGAACTACGACATTACGTTCCTCTTCAGGAACTAGAGCCTTGACGAATTCACGATGGGCACCTTCCCAATCATGCTTAGGTACTGCCCATGCTGCGACATCTTGTGTAGCCCAGACCCAAGGTCCGACTCCATCGATAGTTTCATCGCGCATCCGAACTAGTCCATTATTTGCGTATTTCATATTCCATGTCCTTAATTGATTTGATAATGCCTGAGATTTCTTTGACATATGCGTGTTTCCTGATCGAATATCTTGTCATATGCTGAATCAATATAAGCGGATCGTCAGTGTGCTCTCTGGCAATCCTAAATCCATGGTACGCAGGATGCGTATTAAGATTCATAAAATATGCAGTAACAGAATCTCTATGTGTCTTAAATGGCTGTGGCATATCATGAGCTGGCTTCCATGGGACACTTACCTCATGAGTACCAGTAGATTGAATCTGACCGAACAGACCGTTGCCTACTCTAGCTGCATAAGAAGTACCCCAACCAGACTCTAGGATAGATTGTGCAAGAGCCATCTCAACAGGAATAGGAGCTAACCGCAACAATAGTTCTTTGTTGGTTTCAGTCTTATACTTTCTATGCATAGATTCAAGCCATAATATGTCTGATATATTTACCGAAGAACCTACACTCTGTGCTACTTCGATAGAAATAATTCGGCTTCTATGCTGGTCAATAAACCTATTTTCTTCTCTGACCATATACGACAAACAAGACAAGAAGGTCTCTCTGGTCGGTGCGCAGTTGGTCCGGATGGTCGGTTCCGCATCGAAGAAGTAATACTTGTCGCGAGCATCTATTTCGTTCTGTTCTACATCAAGTTGTTCAATATTGAATGATGTATCATAACCAAATGCAGCACTTAGAAGTGCAGTGAACGATACTATCACAAACAAATAAGTGCAAAAATGAGATCGCGGTCCACTACAGAACCGCGCTAATTCGTTGAACATATGTTTTCTTTCTTTGTTGGTTATACGGTGCCACTGTCTTTCGTGGCACCGTACTTATGCTAACTAATCTGGCCGCTTTTCCTGAGTACTTCTTCGATCTGTTGAAGAACAGTTTCAGCCGGGGTCTTAGTTACTGTAACCATATTCTTTAGAGAACCGTAGTGATGTTCTAGACACTCAAGCAACATAGTCTTAATAAATCCCTCATCAGGTGCTTGCCTCAGAGTAGACTTAGAATACACTTCCTCTAGATGCTTTTCCTTTGATTGGAAATAATCTAGAAGCTGTTCAAGCGTCCACTCACCCCTGCGGATAGACTTAAGCTGCTCACGATTACGCTCAAGATCAAGGTTATGCTCAACCAAAATCTGTTCAACTTCATTAAGAAGCCGTACAACATGGTACGCAAATTTTACGTCCATACCATAGTCTGCAATAGACTTAGCTCTCTTTTCGTTAGAAGAGTTATTTTTGTTCCTGATCTTAGAAACCTGAGCATACGCATACCCCTTGAACTTATGCCATGATCCTTTATGCAGGAACTTCCTAGCATTAGATCGGATCAGCTCACCAACCTCGGTAGATACAAGAACACAACGTCGAGGAGTAAACAATGAGTCGATCATATTCGGATTGTTTTCCATGCAAAGTTGAACATACTTTACAATAGAGTAAACCGAAAAATCGTATGTTGTATCCTTACCGTCAGGATCCTTCACATGATGCTCCTGCCACTGCTCAAATCTTTGCAGTTGCTTACCAAAGCCAGGGATTTCTCCGGCCAAGTGTGGAAACACCATGGTCTTAGGTGGGACACAAAACCCATAGAGGTCCATGTCTGAAGTACCCGACGACACACCATAAGCATTAGACCCCATGATGGTCAAATACATCACGTTGTCCGGAAGCCACTGAGGTGGGTGGATTACATTGGATTTAAGTAATTTTGAAAGTTTCATAATAAAGCAATTATACACTAACCCTAGTTAGTTGTACATATTTAATTATACATACTGATCAGATACTGTTACTTCAGTTTCTTCGATACCACCATCTGTAGGCATGTAATAAAAGAAGTGGTGTACTTCTGGATCAAGCTCATGCATAATGTCTAATACAGCACGGACTTCATTGATCTTTTGTGCAATCGCCTTAAGCGTTTGTATGGTATTTTTGTCTACGTACCCATCTTCGATATCAGAAATAACAGCCTCTAGATTCATATCCACTGACGAATCAACGTGATACTTTACTCCGGAAGAATCTCTTTTAGTTTCGTACTTAGGAAACAAAGAATCTGAAATCGTATTTAGCTTCTTTTGCAAATGAGTCCGCGGTTCTGTGTGAGTCTGGATATCGACTTTCTTATTCTTAAACCAATTAATCATTATGAACTCTTCTTTCCTATATTATACTTGGCTACAAGCAGCCAATCACCCTTTTCTTTATGAGGAATAATCTTCACCTTGTTCATAGGGCATCTTGGTTCTACAATCAGCTCAGGCTTGATAATCTTTACTAGTTCCCATTCTTCCAGCAATGCAATAATCGTATTACGACGGCCTAGATCTTCTTCACTGAAGTCCGTAGGTTTACCGTCAAGGGCAAACAGCTCCTTAAAATGGACAATTGCGTATCTACCTTGTTTGTGTAAAATATGGCACGACTGAAATAGCTTTAACTGCTTCTTAGAAGCAACACCAATACGGGTCAGTGTTTCTTTTACTTTTAAGAAGTCTTCTGGTTTAGATAGACTTATTTCAACCAAGGTTTCGAATATATCCATTTCATAATGCCTTTTTTTATTATAGGATATTTATATTGTGTTCTCCGTGAAGGATCTTGCGATTACTTGCTTCTGCTCTGGCGTCAAGATTCGATCATATTCTATGGCTCTGGCCCTAGAACACTTGTAGTATTCAGCAATCTGATCGATTGCTTCAGAATTAGTCTTCTTGACCCATTTGGACCACCGCTTTTTGGATTTGATAGAACCCATGAGATAATCGTGTTGCATGACATTAGGGAGCCAATGCATACGGTTCATGGCATCTGCATGGGCTACCGT